TGTCCTGGCGGTACTGGCGCAAGTGATCGATGGCGTTGACGACCTGCTCGATCGGGACCCAGTCCACTTGGCCCTTGATGCCGCCCTTCTCCGCAAACATCGCCCAGTTATCGACGGGGATCAGCTGGTTTTCAGTGCCCTGGTTGAACACGCGCTGGATGCCCTCGGCGCTCTTGTCGTACACACCGACCACACGCGCTGCGCGAGTGAGCCAGGTGATGCGGGTGTTGATCTCGTCCAGCTCGTTGAATTGGTCCTGGGCAAAGATGTAGTCGGCCCGAGGCATGAAGTTGCTCGAGGTGACGTTGGCCACCAGGGGTTTCGGGCAGGGGAAGAAGCCGTCGAGACCCAGTGGGTCGTCTTTGACGTCCAGGATGATGTCGCAGGCCTTGGCGTACCAGTAGACCTTGCGTTTTTCCTTGCACCAGATCTCGAAGACCTCGGCCTTGCTCCAGGGATCGTGCTTTGGTGACTGGTCGTTGACCTGGTCCTTCTTGCTGTAGTTGCCCAGGGGGACTTGCGCAGCGATCTTTTCGCCAAAGCGGGCCACCAGCTGGTCTTTGGTCATGAACACACGACGCGCAACCCAGCGCACCTCATGCCAAGTGCGGGCGGGAGAGTAGAAAAAGTCCTCCCAGTAGATGTAGTCGCAGGGCGCGTCTTCATTGACGATGCGCTCGGCCATCTCTTTGGGGCTGAGCTCTTGGCCGTACTCGTCAAACACCGCGGGGACTTCGTATTCCTCGGTCGTCACCTCGTAACGCAGCCAGATCTGGCCCTCACCCACCACCAGCCAGTCCTCGATGCCCTGGCGCACAGCCGAATCCCAGGCCGAGACGTTGTCGTCAAAGGCGCGGTTGAGCAGACGCTGCAGGATCGTGCCGGATACGCGGGCGACGTCGTCGTCGTAGTCCTGGAACGAACGCGCCACGTCGGCCTTCGGTGGCCGTGCATAGAGCATGGACAGCAAGACCTGCATCGTTGACCAGAACAGGTTGACCTTGCTCTCGTCCTTGGCGTAGGCGTCGCGTTTGTCCAGGTAGCGCTGCGTGATGCGGTTGGCGTCCTGGTGAAACTTCAGCAGCTCTTGCTGCGAAGCCTGAATCTCGGTCTGCCACTTCTGGGCCAGACCGACTGGTGTATTTGCGAAGTCGCTTTCGCTCGTAATCGATGCGGTGTTACTCATCATCCAACCCTTCCAGACTGCACCTGCTGGCAGTCCCAAATGTCGTTAAGTGCAAAGGCGTAGCTCGCGCCACCTTTGGGCAGTGATGAGATTGTAGTAACACGGCTCGATTTCCTCGACGTCGGACGCGCAGCAAGAGCCAAGTACCGGAACGAGTCACTGGCGTGTGAGTGCTGGTCGTGCTTGGGCCTGTTGCGGTAGGTCTGCGTCTTCTCGTCCCACTCGCGCATGTACGCACGCAGGTGCTCGAGGCCCTCGTAGGTCTTCTCCTCATCGAAGTAGCAGCTGGGGATCACCATGCGAGCGGCCTCGATGCCGTCCTGGAGTGACATCTCGGGCACAAGGTTTGGCCGGATGCCGTTGGCCAGGAACTGCTCGATGATCGATTTTCCGGTCTGCAGCGACTTTGCGCGGGCGTCGTGTGGCAGGAAGATGCCTTTGGGGTTGACCAGGTATGGCCGAGACTTCACCCAATCGATGTAATGCTGAATCGGCTGGTTGTCGTCCTCCATGAAGTCAACGATGCGGATGCCGTCGCGCGTCTCTTGCCAGCCCCACCAGGAGCAGCTGTCGGTGTAGCCAAGGTCAGCGACCAGGTTCACGGGGAACGCGGGATCAACGGGGTGCTTGCCGATGCGGCCCTCGTTGTAGGCCTCACCGATCTGCTTGGCGAAGTAGGCGCCTGGCACGGCGGCGTCAAAGCTGCACTCGTACTCGACCAGGAACGCCTCCTCGGTCATTTGCGCCTTCGCGTCGCGCAATTCATCGGGGTGGATGATTCCGGTCTTGGACGCGGGGAGCTCGAGCAGCATGTGCGTCTGGGGGTTCATCCGCGCTTCCTCGCGCAGGTTCCAGAACATGTTCTTGCCCGCGGGCGTTCCGGCGAAGATGGCCCAGCCGCGGCGATCGGACAGCGCGGGACGCAAGACCTTGTACCAAGCCGATGGCCGGATCTGCCCCACCTCGTCCAGCACGACGCCGTCGAAGTACATACCGCGCAGGGCGTCGTAGTTGTCGGCGCCGGCGACATAGATCGTTGACTCACCGCCGTGGCCGTTGTTGATCGTGATCTTGAGCTCGGACTCGTTGGGCGGCTTGCTCCACATCGGACGCGTCAGGTCCTTGAGGTAGGTCCACGCGACCCTCTTTGCCTGGTCACGCTGCGGGGCCATGTACGCGAACTGAGGTTTGGGCAGCGCCGTCTCCAGCGCCCCGATCACCAGGTCAGCGCACATCGCCACCGTCTTTCCGCAGCGGCGATGCGCCACGACACAGACCCAGCGCTTGTCGCGGTTGTGCAGCGGGGTGAAGACCGATCGCGGCTGGTATTCGTTGAGGTTCACTTCACGAGCCTCTCGATCTCGCGCTCGATGTACCAGCGGGCTTTTCTGAGGTCCTCAACCTGGCTGTTGGACTTCAGGCCGGCTCGCCAGATGTACTTGATCGCGTTGCCCAGGCAGAAGTTCATGTGCTCCGTGATCTGGATGCACTCGACGCCCGAGGGGTGCTCGGTGTAGTGGCTTGGGTGGTTGACCGCGTCGTGTGACTTCTTGGCCTTGGGCGTCTTTTCGAAGCTGGGGGCGAAGATGCAGTCGGGCTTATGAGCCTCGGTTGGGGCTGTCTTGCAGTCGGGGCAGTGCCATGGTGTCGTGGTCATGTTGCGGTTTCCTCATAATGGTTTTTTGGGTTGGTGAAAATTGGGGAGGGGCCCCTGCTCGAGCCGGCCACCCCCCCCTGCCGATCGATGGGGGGTGGGGGGTAGGAAAATTCCTGGCGGCCAGACGGCCCCAGGCTCGCGTCAGATCCACGCAGGAGACGCGATCGCCTGGTGGCCAAGGGCTGGGTAGCGTCAGTCACCTGGCGCGTCTCCTACGGCCTTGCCTGCCTCGGTCATGCCGGCGCCGCCGTCAGCAGCCCCCGCCGACTGCTCCACCGGATCTTTAATCCGGTACTTGCCCGCCGAATCTCTTTCTAGATCAACGACTTGCGTGACCTGCTCGACAGGTTGTGCCACAGTTGTGCCAATGTTGCGCTGGCCAAGCCAGCTCAGCTGCACCTGGATGCCGCCCTCCACGTTGGCGTTGATCTGCGTCGGCAGCACCTTGCTCACCAGGCCCACAAACGCGGCCCGATCGCTTTGTGTGCCTTCGGCCAGCCGCGCCAGGTACTGCGTACCGCCGACCTGGTCGAACGCCTCGAGCACTGCGTCACGCAGGTTGGTCAGCTTGTTTTTGACGCCGGCTGGCCGCCCCGCGGGCGTCGGCGCCCCGTTCAGCGGGCTGACCGCACGCGGCCTCTCTCCCGCCTCTTTTTGCCCGTTCTCAGCCCGTTTAGGCTTGTCCTGAGCCGCCGCTAACTTCTCCGCCTTCACGCGCTCCTCGGCCTCATCCATGCGCTGCTGCATCTCTGCCGTGGCCATGACCTGGGCAAGATCCGGGAACTTGAATTCAGGCATCTGTTGGGTTTGTGTTTCCATGCTGCGATTTTCCCATCACGCACTGCCCGCGATTGCCGCGAACAACACAAACACCCCAAACCCTGACCATCCACCGATCGCCCAACCGGCGACTGCGGCGCAGATGTAGAGCGCCGTTCCCAGCTCCTTTTTGGCCGTCTCGGCCTTCAATGCTTTCAGTTCCCAATCACTCATTTCCTCATCCTTTCAAAATCTGCACCGCACCTCACCCCTATATATCTAAGTGAGTGCGGTGCACCCCTTTTCCCTGTGCAAATGCACCGCACCCCTGTGGGGGGTGCAGTGCAATGCACCTTACTGCACCTTACCCTGCACCTTACTTGCGGAGCAGTGCGGTGCAACCGCCTCTCGAGCAGGGCAATTCCTGCCCTGATTGCAGTCCTGGTGGCATGGTGGGCATGTGCGATCGATGAAGTCATGCTCACTGATCCATGTCCGCAGCACCGCACCGCATGCCTCTGGTTCTTTGTTGCCAAAGATGCGATCCCACGCATCCTGGTAGCCCTGCCCTGGCCTACGGCCTGATCCTTTGCCGCCATCGCTCATGCTTCCCCCTTAATGCCGTGGAATTGTTCCGCAAAGCGAACACCATCTAACCACTCGTTGCTCTGATAATGGTTTCTTAATTCCTCATCCGTCAGCGGCTTGCGTTTTGGCTCCCATCCCAACGCGGTCGCTATGCGCTTGGCGGCTGACTCGTCAATGACTGGCTGTGGTGC